CCTCCCGTTTCATAGAAGCAAAGAACGATTCCATTACGGAATTGTCATACGGCACGTGCGCACGCGAAAAAGAGTGCGTGATGTGCAGTGACCGCATATAGTCGTTCATCGCTTTGGAACGGTAGTTACCGCTACGATCGGTGTGGAAGATCAAACTTGAATCCGGTTGGCGTGCTTTATAGGCAATCTGAAAAGTCGACTTCACAAGTTGCGTGCTGTTGGTCTTTCCAATTTTATAACTCACGACCATACGGGAGAACAGGTCGATAATCACGCAAATATAATAAGCGTTTTCGCCGTACTTAAAATAGGTAACATCACTAACCCACACTTCGTTCGGTTTGCACGTGTCAAACTCTTGGTTAAGGTGGTTTTTGTATTTGCGGCCTTCGTCCTCGTATAATTTCTTCGCCGACTGACGAATGCTGACTAACCCCATATCACGCATAAGCGTGCGCACCATTTCGTTGCTGACTTTGACTCCGTCACTCGTGGGTTCAAATCCCGCTATCCCAGCCATGCGTAAATCCTCTCTGTCATTGCGATTGAGGGGGTTTTTCTTTTTTGGGGATTTTGTGTTGGAATTGGCGATTACGCCACAATTACGCCATTGTGTATTTGTCAACTGCTTCAGAAAGTATCTTATAATCATCCATGTGTGTGTAACCGCCGGTTACTTCTAAAGATTGATGACCGAGAATTTTCGATACAACGGCAGTCGGCATTCCTCGTGCCTGCATCAGCGTGCTATATGTGTGTCGTGTTGAATGCGGCGGTAAAACTTCTATAGGCTGCTTTCCGTCAGTCGCAAGTTGCTTATTAAGACGATCGAAGAACCACATATATCTGCTTCGCAGGCTTGATTCTGTGACAATGTAATCAGCGATAACGTACTTCTGAGCTCTGTTGATTTTTTCTTCAATAAAAGCCATTACATTCTTATTGATAGGTACTATTCGCTCCTTGCCGTTCTTTGGCGGGCCTATCGTTCCATCACGCTTAACAGCACTGTCGATAAGTACACAGCTACGTTTAAAATCAAACTTTCCCGGTGATAGAGCTCTCAGCTCGCCGGAGCGTATTCCTGTTGACAAAAGAATGATTATCGGAAGCCCGAAAGTATCGTCGTTTTTGGCAAAATTTAAGATTTCTATTGCATCTTCCTCTGTGTAACTTTGCTTCTGTCCTGCTTTCTTCTTGGCTATCTGCGCTCTTGTAACGGGATTCTTTGTGCAATAATCGTTGTCTACTGCGTCCTCAAATAAGGCATTTAACAAAAAGCGTAACCGCTTCCGAATACTTTGGCTGTAATCAAGGTTCGCAAAAAAATCGGTAATATGGATGGGCTTGATGTCACTCAAACTCATTTTGCCTATCTTATGATCGCTCACTTTTTGTAAGAGATACTTATATTCTTCAAACGTGCTTCGCTGTATGTTGTTTTTCTTGTATGTGTCCAGCCACACAGGAATCCATTCCGACAGCGAATAGTCGTCGGTTGCTCGCTTTGATTCTCCGCCGCTCTTGATAAACTCTTTGTACTTCTTACGGCATTCTGATTCCGTAGATCCGTAGAATCGGTAACGTAATCTTTTTCCGAAAATATCATAGCCATCACTTATGGTCAATTCTATTTGGCCTGTTTTAAGCTTTCTGAAACTTCCGTCGCCCTTTTTGCGTGCTCTCATAATAAACACCTCCTAAATTTTTTCCCCGCTTGTTACGGCGGGGAAGGGCTTATTTATACTTCTCCACAAGCTCCGCCATAGCGTCCTTGATGATCTGTGCCTGTGAAATATTGTTATCGGTGCAGATCTGCTTGAACTCTGCGGCAAGCTCTTTGGGTACACGGAACGTCATGGCGGTGTACACTTTATCGTTATATCTCTGTTTCACCTGCGTTGATGTGTGGGTCTTACGCTTTGTTTCGGGCATTTCTTATCACTCCTATCAATCTTACGGTACATTCAGCCAGTACGACAATTGCGCAGATTATAGTGCAAATGTTAATCCATATATTCCACGCAGAAGCAACATCAAGCATAAAAAATACTGCGAGAACGAGAAACCATATATCACTTTTTTTCACTTGTAAAACTCCTTTCACTGTGGTATAATATAAGTACCCCACAAGGGGGAGGAGCTTTCGCCCCTCAGGTTCAGGCTATTTCCATTGACTGATTGCTGTTATCAAAGCGGCGACTGCAACAACTGCTTTGATTACGATGTCGGCTATCTCAATGGCGGTAGCCTTTTTCTTTTTTCTCTTTGGCATCTTTTCCTCACCTCCTGTATATATTATATCATACTGCAAGCAGTATGTCAAGAGGTTTAGGGAAAATATTTTAGTTTTTTTTGTTCAGTTGACTGAACAAAACTTTCGGGTATTTTATAGTCGTTCGGTGTAAGGTGGTGAAGGGTTTTGCCCGTTTTCCAACACCTTTTATATATATTTATTTTTTTCATTTTCCGTATGAAAGGTTAGAAAAACCCGAAAACCCGCAACAACCCGAAACACCCTCGTATAAATGTGCAGACGTCTGCACAAATTTTTCAGATGACTGGGCTATTTGTCTACCCAATTTGTTGAATCGATTCAACATTTACTCCGATTTGTCTCCCCGAGGCGACAAATTCCGTACAGTTTTTTTGTGTCCCCGGGGACACAAAATCAACCAACGCAATTTTACTTTCGTTTTTTCAATCCACACCCTCATACAAAGGGCGACCATCGCTAAGGTCGTGAAATGCTACCTTAGCGGTAATTTATTGTTTTGCTTTTCTTGGCCTATAAACATAGCCATTTATAGTTTTCCCCGTCAACTTCTGCTGACGGGGAAAACTATTTATGATGAATACCCATACAATTCAGCTAAAGAATAACCACAAAAATAGCAGTAAATATTATTATCTACTTTCTGGAAATTTTCCTGTGTAATATAGTAGGAATCGCTGCAATCGTTGCCAATAGTAGCCGCCATTGGTTCGCTTATGTCAAAGCAACTACAATAATCGCTGATTTTTTCTAAATGAAATGCTTTGCGTATAGGAACTGGGCATAAAAGGTTTCTTCCAAAGCAGTTTGCTTCAGATTGTGATATGTCGTCATCACTAGTGTGATGAAGAACGATGTGTCCCAATTCGTGTGCTAGTGTAAATCTGATTGTAGTGTAGCCTTTCAATTCGTTAAAAAAGACTAGCCATTTTTTTGTACGTTTGTTGTAAATTGAAAAACCGTAATCACTTGGTGCTATTTGTAAAAATTCCGATACGGTTAAAGATAATTTGTCTGCGCACTCTGAAAAAGTGTGGATTTTTACATACGGCATTTTTGAGAAGATAGACAAAATATCAATTACAGGATATTTGCCAGTATACTCCGATAATAATAAATACGCTTCGTTTGTTGCTCTAAAATAGTCTGGAAAATTAGTCATCGAATTCTTTAAAGTCCTCCTTGAACATGATTCTTGCCATATCAAGGAGCTTTTTTCTGTTTTCTGGCGACATTTTTCTTGCGCCTCTGTTTAGAATAGCTAATTCCTCTGGCAAGCTGTCTGATTCGTCATTTCCTCGTAACAAGTAATCAACTGTTACACCAAAAAATTCAGCAAGTTTTAAGAGGGTTTCATAATCTGGCTGTCTTTTACCATTTTCATATAAGGACATCGTACTTTCTGCTACTCCTACAATTGAGCCTAGCTCTTTTAGTGATATGCCTTTTCTTTTTCTCAATTCTTTCAGCTTCTCCATAATTCCCCCTCCTTTCAAGCAAAGTATAACATTTGCAATTTGCAAAGTCAATAGATAAATTAAAAACTTTGCAAAACGTCAAGAAATTTCGATAAAGTACTTGACAAATCGCAAAGTCGCGGTTATAATATAGTTACAATCGATTGCAAATTGCAAAGTAAGGAGATGAAATAATGCGAAAGTATCTTATAGCTTTGCGTAATGAAAAGAATTTTACGCAAAAGCAAATGGCTCAAAAACTTGACATATCCGAAAGTTATTATAATCAGATCGAAAAAGGCGAGCGTCAAAAAAAGATGGATATAACTTTACTCAACAGGTTGTCCGCAGTCTTAGAAACACCAATAACAGTGCTTATCGAGCATGAAAATAAATTATAAGGAGGAACTTATATGAATAATTTACAGCTAACTAATTATGACGGCGAATTCTACGCAGACAGCAGAGAAGTTGCGAAGAAGATTGAAAGACCACATAATGAACTTCTTAAATCAATCCGCACATATATCGGATATTTAGGAGAGGGGAAAATTCCCCAGTCCGAATATTTCGTAGAAGCGACCTACCGCAATGAACAGAACAAAGAACTCCCCTGCTACCTCATCACTAAGAAAGGTTGCGACATGATAGCGAACAAGCTCACAGGAAAGAAAGGTGTGCTGTTTACTGCGGCGTATGTTTCAGCTTTTGAACAGATGAAAAAGCAGATAGAGGAGCATCGTGTTGTTCAGTTTTATTCCACAAAGGCTACATCTGCGGGAGAAGTAGCGAGCCTTATTAAGGCGCTTCGTTCAGTGATGAAAGACCAAAAAAGCAATCCCACTAAAATTGCTGAAATGGCAGAAGGCGTCTGCCATCAGTTCGGTGTAATAATTCCAAAGAACTTTGTCGAATCTGCACCGTGGGAGCAGATTCAGCTTACAGAAGTATGAAGGAGGAAAAAACAAATGCGAGTAAGCAGAAAACTTACAGAAGAGCAGGAAGCAGAGCGTCAGTTCATTAAAAATTTACTCACTGGTGCGTCGGAGCTTGGAGCGGAAATCAGAATACGCAAGCTCAACCGAGGAGAAATCAGATATATGGCGGACTTTCCAAACGGCGGTATGCTTAATATCCATGTGGATTTCTGGACGGACAAGTTTACGGATATGCTCAACGAGGTGTTACTCGGTGAGGACGAAACATGAGCTCCTAAAAGAAACTATAGCAACAACCGGAGGAGGTGAGGACATGAATCTGAGGCATATAAAAGAAAAAATCGAGGACAAAATGCTTGACCCCGATTTTACAAGTAAAGTATCATTGGCAGTTTCTATCGTGTCTCTTGTCGCTGCCGTACTTGTTCTGTATGTAAAATTAAAATACAGAACCGTATAAAGAAACCAAAGATATGAGCAACGATAAAATTGAAATGAAAATAGCTGCCCAAGAGCGAAAATTTGAAGTCTTGAAATCTGCATAGTCTTCACAAGCAATTGTGCCGCTGTTGGTAATAACAAGCTCAGCTGAACACTGGCGACTACTGTCACGCATAATTTTGATTTGCTTATGCTGTAGAAAACCTTTTTCCAAAAGAATGTCGGATATGTCATTTTTAATGGCAAAACCGTCGCTTTTGTAAAATTGTTTCAAGAGCTTATATTCATCACGGGAGATGTACAATGATTATCGCACCTTTCTATTTTTGTTTTCATTGTATCACAAGCGGAAAGGTTTTGCAACAATCTGAGGAGGTGAAAACATGGAAGCCAACATTGAAAGAGAATGGGAAGAAAAGTACAAGCCTGCTATTCTCCGGCATAAGAAAGTGCCAAAGGAGATAGTAGCCGATTTACTTGACGTATCAACACAGACGGTTGATGATATGCTTCGCTCGGGTGATTATCATTTTGGCATTGCACGGCATTGTGCAGGCGGTAAATACAAGTATGAGATTCATCCATTGCGATTTATAGCGTGGTACGAAGGAAGGTTACTTTAATAAGGAGGTAAAAATGAAAATATCTAAGATTATCGCCTACATAATCGCCCAGCTCCTGAGAGCGTGGGTAACAGCAATGGCGGCGATTGCAATCTACTGCCCGATGTCAGCGTTAGCATACGCCGAGCGTGGATACCTTGCTGTCGGCGGCGAAATGCTCCCCGTAGCGATGGTAACTGTTGCGGTGTGGTACGGGGTGGGGTGGCTGATGCGGGAGTGGTACAAGGGCACACTGGCGATGTTACAGCTTAGGAGGGAGCATAAAGAAGATGAACGATCTGGAAGAAGTCGTAGCCGAAGCAAGAAAACACGGAATGTCGTACGGTAAGTACGTTATGCTAAAGCAGGAGGGACAAATGACACAGGAATTGAAAGAATCAATCATAACAGACTACGAAAGCGGTCTGAGTGCTAATGAGATAGCGGAGAAGTACAAGATCAACCCGATAACAACCAAAAACAACATATCGAACTGGAGGGAAAAAGGCTTGATCAAGTCTGTTCCGGTAGCAGAACCGAAGAAGCCGGTAGAAAACAACGAGCCTATCCCTGCACCTGTTGACAACATTGATATGTCGGCAATAGCAAGGCTTGAAAAGTTACAGCGCCTTGTCAGAGTATTTGGCGATGCAAAGATTGACGGTGTTTTTGCAGACAATGTCGAGAACACATGTGATGTAAGGCTTACGTTAAGCGGCAAGCGATACATAGTGCAGATGAAAGAGGTGCGATATGAAGTATAAGGTAACAGCTACGTTTGATGCAATAAACGAGGCAATGGCGCTTGTCGGTGTTGTCGATGAGGTCGAGATGATTGACGAGGAGGACGAAGACGATGTATAAATGCGAACGTTGCGACTGGACAGGCTCAGCATCAGAGCTTGGACAATACACTGAGTATCGAGGAGAATGTCATGGCGCACCTGCGTGGGAAACATTACCGTGTTGTCCGGAGTGCGGATATGATGTTGAGAACATCGAAGAAGAGTAAAAAAAAGAGCTCCCCGAAGGGAGCAAAGCAAATTTTACACAAGACCAGTATAACACTGGCAGGAGAAAAAGTCAATATGAGTATCAAAGAAAAACTTACAGCTGAGCTGACAGACGCAAAGCTCGGCAAATACGAAAACGTTGTTAAGCCCTATGTGCTTGACGAGATCTGCATTTTTGCAAAGCAGAACAGCGAATTTGCACAGGCTATAGAGCAGTCGGACAAGTCTTTTGCCGACTGCCTAAAGGCAAGCGTTGCAGGAGCTAAGGAACACATATCCGATCTCGATTGTTACAAGCGTGCAGTAGCATTTTACTTTCCCGGTGCGGATATAAAATGCACTATGACGCTTGATCTCGGTGATAACGGATTCAGCAACAGCAAAACATCCACAGAAGCAGACAGTGGCAAGTTACAGCTTGACCTTGACAGCCTGCTCGACTTCTGAGGTGCGGTAATATGAAAAAAGAACGTAAGGAACTTCTTATGCACAGCTTTCCGGCCGCTACAGCAGATCAGATGAGCAAAATGGAAGGCAAGGGAGCGGCAAACTACATAATATTTCTGACACGTGGTGCGGAATTGTTCGCAAGAGGGTATCACAGATATTCTAACGGTTATATCGTCGAGCGACAGCGCTATGTGTTTGCAAAAGACGGAGCAGTAAGATACGGTAGCGAAGACGGTAAGCGGTGGGACATTCGCTCAGAGTTTCGTGAGCCGGTCTTCTGCTCAGCTTCATACGGGTATAGCTTCAACAACTCGTATAAAATCATCAACGAAAAGGCGATAAGCCGGTCGGATATGCGATACAGTCAGTACGATAAGTATGCGGGAGATCTGCTGATGTGCTATCTGGACCTGTACTGTAAGCATCCGAATCTCGAATATTTGCTGAAGCAAGGTTATGACCTGATTCAAAAAAATTATACAGGCTTTTGGGGCAATACGGCAAAACTTACATTGCCAAGTTATATTAACTGGAAAAGTAATAATCTTCTTGAAATGCTCGGCCTTACAAAATCCGAGTTCAAAGCTCTCAAAGGGCAGGAACACTTATACGGCGCTTACAGGATAAATAAGGAGCATTTTCCAAAAGTGACACCGGAAGACCTGATACTTATATCTAAAGTCTTTGACTATGAATACGGAACGCTGAAACGCTTTTTAGACGCAACCGGCGCAACACCGCAAAGAATGTCAAGATACCTTGCCGATAACCAAATAAACACAAGAGATTACAGCGATTACCTTGACCAGTGCAAACAGCTCAGATACAACACTAAAGATACTGCGATATGCTTTCCGCATAATTTCGAGGCAATGCACGAAAGACTGTCGGCAACTATCGAGTATCAGCACGATAAAGCGGTAAGAGCAGAGTTTACAAAGCATATTGAGGAACGCAAACAGCTTGAGTTTTCTGACGGAAATCTGATGATAGTACAACCGAAGCAGCTGTCGGATATAGCTTACGAAGGTAAAGCTTTAAGCCATTGCGTCGGCGGATATGCCAAAAGGCACGCAAAAGGCGCTCTGAGTATAATGTTCATCCGTAAAAAATCCGAGCCGGACAAGCCGTACTATACAATGGAAGTCTCAGCGGACGGAAAAATCGTACAGGTCAGAGGAAAACGAAACATAGCACCGGGCGAGGACGTAGATACGCTGATCAAAGATTACATGGCGTATCTTGAAAAGATTTTCAGCGATAAAAGGAGGAAAACAACATGATAATTCCCGGACTTCGCACACCGCCTGCGGATACAGAAAAGGCGGTAACAGACGATTATGTCAAGGCAGTAAACCTTAACTATCACATTAAAGCGGCGGCACAGGTAGCACAGCAGAGCCTGTATGAGATGTGCATAGGCTTTAAAGAGATGAGGGACAGCAAGCTCTATAAGGAACTGGGGTATAACACATTCGAGGATTACTGCGAAAAGGAAACAGGAATCAAACGCAGACAGGTTTATCGTTATATAGAAGTAATAGAGAAATTGCCGTCTGATTTTGTGTCCCCGGGGACACAAATCGGAGTGAAAAAGCTCTATCTTTTATCTTCTCTTTCTGAAGAAGAACGTACAGAAATAACCGAAAAAACCGACCTTGAGAACACCTCCGTCCGTGAGCTTGAACAGCAGATACGGCAGATAAGAGCGGAAAAGGACAAGGCGGTAGCCGATAAGTCGGCCGCAGAAGCTGAAGCATCCGCCGCCGCTCAGCAGGCGAAATCACTTGAAAAAGCCAAGAACGCATTGTCACAGCAGATAGCAGCACTCGAAGCAGAAATAAAAGAACTTGAAAACCGTCCCATAGAGGTTACGGCTGAGCCGGCTAAGGACGGCGTTATGGACAAGACAGCGTTTGATAATATCTGCAAGACTTATGAACAGCAGCTTGACAAGGTGCAGGAGGACGCATTACAGGACACTATCCGCTTAAACCGTGAGCATACGGAGCAGATGAACAGCCTTAAAGCCGAGAACGAAAAGAAACTTGAAGAACTCCGCAGTCAGCTTGAAGCCGCTAAGCGTGAGCAGTCAGAACTTACGGTGAGCGTACCCGACAGCAAGGAAACATTTAAAGCGTACCTTGCAACAGCTATTGATGCGGCGAAGCGGTTATGCGAGTTCATCGGCAATAATTCCGCAGACAGTAATCACGATCTGTTTGTCAGCAAAGCAAAGCAGTTTTTCGAAAAAATGACGGAGGAAATCGTATGAGCAGTACATTATATGATATAACCGGCAGATTCGCCGAGCTTTTCGATGCGTTTGACGCTATAAATGACTATGAACCGGACACCAATGCTGACGGTGAGTATATAGACGATGACGGCGAGGTCATTGCTGACCTTGAAGCATACAAGGCCGATATGCTGACGATGTGGTTTGACACTCTCGAAGGCATCGAGGGTGAGTTCGGCGAAAAGGCCGAAAACGTCGCCTGCTTCATAAAATCCCTTGAGCGTGAGGCGGACAGCCACGAGCTTGAAGCTAAGGAACAGACGGCAAGAGCAAAGACAAAGCGCAAAAAGGCGGAGTTTCTGAAAAAGCGTCTGTTACAGGATATGCAGGCAATGAGGCTGAAAAAGGTCGATATGCCGAGAGCAAAAATAACGTTCTCAGAGGGACGTGACAGTGTGGTTATTGACGATGAGCGGCAGTTTATTGACTATGCCGAAACATTCAACAAATCGCTGATAAAGTACAGCAAACCGACCATATGCAAGTCAGAAGTCAAGAAGCTGCTCGACAGCGGAGAAAAGCTCCCTGCCGTACATCTTGAGAAAAAGCCGTATATAACGATAAAGTGAGGTAGCTATGAGCAATATATTTACACCCGTAACAAGAAAGAAATCAAAGGCGAGAATTGCGGTCATGGGACCGTCGGGAAGCGGTAAAACGCTTTCGTCGCTCTATCTCGCAAAGGGCATAACGGGCAACTGGGACAAGGTTGCCCTTATAGATACAGAACACGAGCGTGGCAGATTCTATGCCGATCGTCACGATCTCGGCACGGGAGAATTTCTCTATGCCCCGCTTACACCGCCGTATTCGCCCGAAAAGTACATAGAGTACGTCAGACAGGCGGCTGAGGCGGTCGGGGAGGACGGCGTAATAATAGTGGACAGCTTTTCACACGCATGGGATAACGAGGGCGGAGTGCTTGACATCAAATCACAGATAGCACAGCGTCAGGGAAAGAACGATTATACCGCATGGGACGAGGCAGGAAAGATACAAAACAATCTTGTCAATACCATACTGTCGGTCAACTGCCACACAATCATTACACTGCGTACCAAGATGGGCTATGCTATGGAAATCAACGACAGGGGCAAGACCGTTCCCGTCAAAATAGGACTTGCGCCGGTGCAGCGTGATAACACCGAGTATGAATTTGACATAGCATTTCAGATAAACCGTGAGCATATCGCAAGTCTTTCAAAAGACACAACATTCCTCGATAAGTGGTCGGGTGTTATCACCGAAGATTTAGGCGCTCAGCTCGGTGCATGGCTCAGCGAGGGCGCAGAGCCCGACAGATGTGAAGAATGCGGTGCTGTCATTATGCCGACACCTAAGCATACGGTAGCGGAAATGGTTGAAAGCTCGGTTGCAAAATTCGGCAGAAAGCTGTGCATAGCGTGTGCAAAGAAGGAGGTCGAAAAGCAGAATGCCGCTAAGACCGTATCAGAGTGAGCTTGTCGAGCAGACAAGGCAGGCGTGGCGTGAGGGTTATTACGCTCCCTGCATTGTTCTCGGGTGCGGCGGCGGTAAGTCGGTGATAGTAGCGGAGATAGCACGGCGGACTACATTCAACGGGAAAAAGGTAATGTTTCTTGTACACAGGCAGGAGCTTGTTCAGCAGATAATAAGGACGTTCATACGCTGGGGCGTTGATATGAACTACTGTGACGTGATGATGGTGCAGACCGCAGCACGGCGGATAAAAAAACTGTCAAAGCCTGCGCTTATCATTACAGACGAAAATCACCACAGCCTTGCGCTGTCGTACAAGAAAATCTATGACGCTTTCCCCGATGTGCTTCGTGTGGGGGTAACAGCAACGCCTGTCCGCCTGAACGGTGACGGTCTGGGTGATGTCAACGACAAGCTGATAATCGGGCCGTCTACCAAATGGCTTATTGATCACAACTGTCTTGCACCGTATGACTACTATGCACCGTCCGTAGCCGACTTATCGGGGCTTCATATCAAAATGGGCGAGTTTGTTACGGCAGACGTTGAAAAGGCAATGATCAAAAAGGCTGTATTTGGTGATGTTATCGGATACTACAGACAGCTTGCAGACGGTAAGAAAGCCGTCTGCTACTGCTCAAGCGTTAAGCACTCGCTCGCTACCGCCGAAGCGTTCCGAGAAGCAGGCATAAACGCCGTACACATTGACGGTACAACTCCCGATGCAGAGCGTAATCGTATTATTTCGGATTTCAGAGCAGGACGGATAACGATACTTTGCAATGTCGATTTAATATCGGAGGGCTTTGACGTTCCCGACTGCGAATGTGCGATATTGCTCCGTCCCACTCAATCTCTTACGCTGTACATTCAGCAGTCAATGAGATGTATGCGCTATCGACCGGGCAAGCGTGCGATAATTCTTGATCATGTCGGCAATTACGCACGCTTCGGAATGCCCGATGATGACCGCCTGTGGTCGCTTGAAAAGCGCAAGCGCAACATAAAGAAAGAAGCTGCGGAGAATGCCGAAAAGGTGAAACAGTGTCCCGAATGTTACTATACATTCGGAGCGCCGCCACCCGGTCAGCCCTGTATCTGCCCTCACTGCGGATATGTTTTCCCGGTAAAGAGCCGTGAGATAGAAACAAGCGAAAGCACCGAGCTTATTCATATCGAGGGCTTCAGGCTGGATTTCAGCAGTCCCGATGATTGTTCGTCCTATTCCGATCTGCTTGCATACGCAAAGAAGAAAGGGTATCAGAGGGGCTGGGCGTTTTACGAAGCAAGAAAGAGAGGTTTTATCTATTGACAGAAGAACACAGTATCCAGAATGCTGTCAGACGTGCGCTGTCCGAGAACGGCTGTGTGATATTCCGCATTAACGTCGGCAAGGGCAGAACATTTGACGGCAGATATTTCGACACGGGCGTACCGGTCGGATTTTCAGACCTGTTCGGCGTAAGGCAGTCGGACGGAAAGGCAATATTCATAGAGGTAAAGACAAAAACGGGACGTATTCGCCCCGAACAGAAGAATTTTATTGAAAAAATGCGTCGTTCGGGTGCTGTTGCAGGTATATGCAGAAGCACAGAAGACGCAATAAGACTTATAACGGAGGATAAATAATATGGCATTTTCACAGAACAATTCAGCGGCTACGAGTGCGCTTAAGCCCGAAGGCAGATATGAAACGATAATCACAAGCGTAGACGAGAAAACATATAAGAGCGGCAGTACATCGCTGAGCTTCAGACTGACGATAAGGAATGATATTCCGGAGCAGAAATACGGCAACGCCTGCCTGTTTTATCAGATATGGAAGGCTAAAGAACCTACAAAGGAAGACCTTGCGGTAAACGGTTATACGTTCGGCAGACTTATGGCAGTAGGCAAGGCCGCAAAGCTCACTGACGGCAAGGAATACAAGGATCTTGCGGAATACTGCGACGATCTTGTCGGCAAGTGTGTGATAGCTGTAGTAAAGCACGAAACGGACGATAAGGGCACCACAAGAGAAAAGGTAAGCTATCTTGAACCGACACAGCACCCCGACTGCAAGCATAAGTTCAAGACCGCCGTGACCGCCGATACCGTATCAGCGCCGAAAAACGAGAGCTTTGCGGCAACCACAACAACGGAAGCAGTTACGGAAGATGACGGTGACTATCCGTTCTGATGGGGGAAATAATGTACGAATATATTCCCGATGAGCTTAAAAAGCTCTCAAACTGGGTGTGCTGGCAGGCTGTACCCGATGAGGCAGGCGGTAAGATAAAAAAACTTCCGATCAATCCTCATACGGGCGAACTTGCCCGCTCCAACGATCCGTCCACATGGTCGGATTTCAATACGGCTGTAGCGGCTTCGGCAGGTTTTGCAGGTGTCGGATTCATGTTCGGAAACTGCGAGTATTTCGGTGTGGATATTGACGGAGTGGGTGACGAGATAGCCGCATTCAAAACCGGCGAAAACAACATTATCACCGAATTTATAACAACACTCCAGTCATATACCGAGCTGTCGCAGTCCGGCAAAGGCATTCACATAATCTGCAAAGGAAACCTGCCGAAGCAGGGTCGCAGACGAGGCAATGTCGAAATGTACGAAACAGGCAGATTTTTCGTTATGACGGGCAATCCGTGCGCCGAATATATGGATATAAACGAATGCACAGAGGCTATCAAGGCGTTGCACGAAAAGTACATAGGCGGAGGGCGTGAGCCTTCCGCTGTACCCCGTGCTTATGTGCCGGCACTTCCGGCAACCGCAAATGATATTATAACTCTCGCCGGAAAAGCAAAGAACGCACCACGCTTCAATGCGCTTATGCAGGGCGATTATTCAGGATATGTGTCACAGTCTGAGGCTGATATGGCGCTTTGTAATATGCTTGCGTTCTGGTGCAGGTGTGATGCGGATATGATGGACTGTATATACAGACAGTCGGGGCTTATGCGTGAGAAATGGGACAGACGGCAGTCGGGCAGTACCTACGGTGCAATAACGATACAAAAAGCCATAGCCGACTGTGAGAAGGTATACGAACCGGCACAGAAATCACCGCAGTTTACGGCAAGGTTCACAGGTGAAAGCTCTGTTGTACACGCAAAGCTCGATACAGCACAGGACGAGCCTGTAAAGCTGTACACGTTTGACGATACAGGGAACGCAGAACGGCTTATAGACTTATTCGGCAAGGAGATCCGCTACAGTTATACAGACAAGCGCTGGCTGTATTATGACGGTAGGAAGTGGTGCTACGACAACAGCGGAACAATAGAGCGCATAGCCGATAAGGCTGTACTTGCGATGAAGGCAGAGGCTAAGGCATACGAGCAGATGGACGTTGAGGACGGCGGAGATATGGCAAAGAACTTTGAAAAACACCTGAAATCAAGCCGAAGCAACAAATCGAAATCTGCAATGCTGAAGGAAGCACAGCATCACGTTCCGATAGTGCCGGCACAGATGGATAAGTACAAGATGGTGCTTAATACTCCGAGCGGTGTTCTTGACCTGAAAAGCGGTACGCTGAGTGAGCATAAGCCGGAAGCATACTTCACCCGTATCACGTCGGCTGAGTACACAAGCAATGCCGACTGTCCGCAGTGGCTGAAATTTCTTGACGAGATATTCGGCGGCGACAAGGACCTTATACGATATGTTCAGAAGGCGGTCGGCTATTCGCTGACAGGCTCAACGGCGGAGCAATGCGTATTCTTCCTGTTTGGCACGGGCAGAAACGGAAAATCAACGTTTCTTGATATTATCCGTGCAATTATGGGCGACTACGCAAGCAATATCCAGCCGGAAACAATAATGGTACGCAGTAATCAGAGCAGTGCCATAAACAGCGATATAGCACGTCTTAAAGGCGCAAGGTTTGTTACGTCTGTAGAACCTAACGAGGGCGTGCGTATCAACGAGGGTCTGCTGAAGCAGCTTACAGGCGATGATATAGTTACTGCCCGCAAGCTGTACGGCGATGAGTTCGAGTTCAAGCCCGAATTTAAATTATGGATGGCGACAAACCACAAGCCGATAATCAGAGGCACAGACACAGGTATCTGGCGCAGAGTGCATATGATACCGTTCACTGTACAGATACCCGAAGAAAAGAAAGACCCACGTCTTAAATATAAGCTGTGCCGTGAGCTGCCCGCTATCTTCCGCTGGGCAGTAGAGGGGTGCGTACTGTATCAGGCTGAGGGACTGCATATGCCGAAGGCGGTAGTCGCTATGGTCAAGGAGTACCGCAGAGAGATGGATGTTATCTCCGCTTTTGTCGAAGACAGGTGCACAGAGGGCAAGGACTGCTATGCGCAGGCTAACGTGCTTTATGCGGCGTATGCGCAGTGGTGCGATGACAATAACGAGTATAAGATGTCAAATACGAAGTTTGGTGTTGAATTGTCGAAAAAGTATCCTAAGGTGCGAGCAAAAAACGGTAATTGTTACATCGGAATAGCTATAAGCTGAAAGGAGGGTGAAGGGTGGTGTAGGGCTTAAGGGTTTTTCTAACCTTTCATACGGAAAATGAAAAAAATAAATATATATAAAAGGTGTTGGAAAACGGGCAAAACCCTTCACCACCTTACACCGAATGATTATGAAGAAGATAAATTTCAATGATCCGGCAACATTTGAAAAGCTGGAGCATATGGCATACGAAAACACGCTTGATTATACCGACTTTCCGCCTGCCGAGTATAAATACTTCGATAAGCTGTCACAGCTCGGCAGTATCTACCGCAGTGGTCAGCTTCCGAAGGGACTTTGCAAAGAGCGTAAGGACGCATATCTTTGTGATTATCGCAAGGACGCAGACAAAACACGGAAAAATCACGAGGCAGAGGTCGGATACCAGGAGAATATACGAAGGTCGGACGAGCTGAGATGTGAGATCAACAGCACAAGAAATCACGATGTCAAGCTGATGCTTGCACTGAGGTGTATCGAGCTGATGACCGGCGAGGAAGGATTTGAAAGGAGAAATTTAAATGAGTAGTTTTTACGAGTGCGAAATGAGACCCGGTTGCGTTGCCAGCCACAATAGGTATGGCAGTGTTACGCTTGTCACAGCTCTTGTGACGGAAGATTATCCTCAGCTGTGGGCTGTAGAGGCAAGAGATGGTGAGTTAAAAATTGTGCGTGAGGATGATTTGTACGATTTCGGATACTATGGGGAGTGATAGAATGACAAAGCAGAAACTTAAAGATTACCGTTACACCTGCAAGTGTATCAAGCAGCTTGAATCAGAGTTGAACGATGCGGCAGTAACCGACAGCACGCAGGGTTCGCAGAGCGAGTACCCCTATGTCAAACATAGCGTCACGATTTCCGGCGTTCCGGATAACGATACACACCTTGCCAAGAAAAGAAGACTGTCCGAACTTAAAGCACAGAAAGCAGAAGTAGAACGCTTCATCGGCAATATTGCGGACAATCAGACAAGGGATATGTTCTACTACAGGTACATACAAGGCTATACAATGGTGAGAACTGCGGTAGAAATCGGCGGAGATAACACACCCGACAGTGTGAGAATGCGAATAAATCGGTATTTGCGTTAATGTTGTTCGTTTTGTTCGTTTTAAGGGTGCTATAATTTAAAATGACAAAATATAAATAAATTGTTAACCTATAACCGCTCCCTAACCGGAGCGGCTATTTTTTATACCCAAAAGAAAGGACGGTGTACCGCCAATGACCGAAAGACAGAAGAAATTCGCCGAATACTACGCTCAGTGCGGTAATGCCGCCCAGAGTGCGATACAGGCAGGATACAGCAAAAAGTATGCAAATACTAATGCTTCAAAATTACTACAAAATACTACAATTACGGAATACATAAAACAGCTCACCGAAGACGCCCAGACTGCCCGAATAATGACGGCAAGAGAACGGCAGGCTTTGTTATCCGATATAGCTAATGATAAGCAGAACGAGCTGTCGGACAGGATACGGGCAATCGACACGCTGAATAAGATGACGGGGGAGTATGTGACAAAAGTTCAAGGAAATATAAATGCCGATGTCAATAACCCGTTTTCAAAATTATCAACAGAAGAGCTGAAGAAGTTGATAACTGATGATTAGTAAAGACCTTGCAAAACTTGGTGCTAAAATAGAACTTGCTAAGCGTGAGTTCTTTTTTTATTGCCAATTAAAAGCACCGGATTTCTATAAGTCTGATAGATCATTTTTAGTAGAACTCTGTAATGGCTTTCAGGAGTTTATGAACTCAGATGAACCGGTTATGATAGTAAATTTGCCACCTCGTCACGGAAAGTCGAGAACAGCAGGTTGCTTTGTTGAGTGGGTTCTCGGCAGGGATAAAAACCAGAAGATTATGACGGGCTCGTACAATGAAACACTGTCAACTATGTTTTCAAAGAATGTCAGAAACTGCATATCCGCCGAAAAAGCAGATGTGAATATTCCGGTGTATTCTGATGTTTTCCCGGATACTAAGATCAAACGAGGAGACGGCGCAATGAACCTGTGGAGTTTAGAGGGCGGATATAATAATTATCTTGCTACTTCTCCGACAGGTACAGCGACCGGTTTCGGCTGTTCGCTTATGATCATTGACGATCTAATCAAAAATGCAGAAGAAGCTAACAATGAGAGCATAAAAGAGAAGCACTGGGAGTGGTTTACAAACACGATGCTGTCTCGTTTGGAAGAGAACGGTAAAATAATAATCATTATGACACGCTGGGCTTCCGACGATCTCGCAGGCAGAGCCATTGCGCATTATACTCAACAAGGTGTAAACGTAAGGCACATTACAATGAAAGCACTTATTGATAAAGAAAAGCACACTATGCTCTGCCCTGAAATATTATCCTATGTTTCGTATCTGGCGAAGACAAAAGCGATGGGAGTTGATATTGCAAGTGCTAACTATCAGCAAGAGCCGATTGATTTAAAAGGCAGACTGTATGATTCGTTCAAGACCTATACAGAGTTGCCGAAAGACAGCAATGGGAACAGTTTGTTTGAAGGTATTTACAGTTATACAGATACTGCGGACGAAGGAGATGACTTCTTGTGTAGCATTATCTGGGGCGTGTATATGCGTGAAGCGTATGTACTTGATGTTTATTTTTCTAAAGCAAATATGGAGATCACAGAGAAGGAAACAGCAAGGCGACATAAAGAATTTGCTGTAAATAATGCTCTTATAGAATCAAATAACGGCGGTTCGGGATTTGCACGGAACGTCAGACGCATATCAGCCGATGAGCTTGGTAATTATACAACTATTTTTCAGTGGTTTCATCAGTCGAAAAACAAGAAGGCACGTATAATTTCAAACTCTTCATGGGTACAAAATCATATTATTTTCCCGGTAAATTGGAGAGATAAGTTTCCCGAGTATTATGCGGCTATGATTAAATATCAGCGTGAAGGCAAAAACGCACACGACGATGCGCCTGACGCAACAACCGGTGTTGCCGAAACTATGTATAAATTAGGAGGATGACGTGAAGATAGGAGAAAGGTTTAAAAGCATGATACAGAATTGGCTTAATATAGTTCCTGCCGCAAATCAATCTGTTGTGCTGCAGGAGCTTTTGCCGAGAGAGATTGAAGTGCTTCGTTCTCAGCTCTGGTACAGAGGTGACGCAACGGAACTTAGACAGTTTTTCCACCAGATAGGTGACGGAAGCGGTAGTTTTTGGGCGAGTGTTCCAAACAAGAATAATATACGAAAAATACACAGCGGCTTGCCTGCGATAATTGCCGATACTTTGGCGTATATCGTGTATTCGGATATGGATAAAATCAAAGTAACCGGTGAAAAAGAAAACTCGATCTTTGAGAGCGTATCAAAAGCCGTTGATTTTAACGAACTTGTTGGAAAAGCTGTAGTAGACACTTTAGTAAGCGGCGATGGGGCATTTAAGATTTCAGTCGATATGACCGAAAATTCTGTTTCTGACGTTCCTATAGTTGAATTCTGGAGTGCAGATAAGGTTGAATATCGCTATATAAGAGGCGTACTTAAAGAGGTTGTTTTCCGTTCTGAGCATAAGGAAGGCGATAGATTGTACCATCTTGAGGAATGTTATGGAAAAGGGTACATTGAAAGCAGACTTTATGATAACAGCGGTCATGAGGTACGCCTTGACAGCGTTCCTTGCCTTTCAGGCATTGAAACAAGAACGATATTCGATGGCGATTACATAATGGCTGTACCGCTGAAATTTTACGCATCAAAAAAATATCCGAACAGGGGTAAGAGCATATTCGACGGCGGTAAATCCGACTGCTTCGACGCTCTGGACGAGGTTATTTCGCAGTGGTGGGACGCCATAAGAGCCGGCAGAGTTACAAAGTATATTCCTTCCGATAAAATTCCTCGAAGTCCTGAAAACGGGGCCTTACAACGAGTAAACAGTTTCGGCAATGAGTTTATAGAGATAGCTTCATCTCTTGGTGATGAGCGCTCTTCTCAGATACAGGTCGTACAGCCCGACATCAAGTATGACGCATTTGTATCATCGTATACAAACTGCCTGCTGATGTGCCTGCAAGGACTTGTATCGCCTGCAACACTCGGTATTGATGTCGGCAAGATGTCAAGTGCGGACGCTCAGCGAGAGAAGAAGGACGTTACGGGCAACACCCGGAACACAATAACGACAGCGCTTGAAAAGGCTCTGCCTGAGCTTGTGTCGGCTGTATTAAAAACATACGACAATATGCAGGGCAAAGCCCCCGAAGAATATGAGGTAAGCGTTGATTTCGGTGAGTACGGCGCACCCGACTTTGACAGCCGTGTTGAAACGGTCGGCAAGGCAAGTACCTACGGCATTATGTCGGTCGAAACGCAGGTCGAGGAGCTGTGGGGATCATCAAAAGAAGACGAATGGAAAGCCGGTGAAGTCAAGCGTATAATGCAGGAAAAGGGGCTTGCTGACGGCACAACACCTGCGGTAGGTGATGAGCTTGCTTAGTTTCAGAGATATTGCAAGGATATTCGAGGAGATAGAGTTAAGGCTCATTGCTTCGCTGAAACGCAATCTTTCACGGCACAAAGCTGAAGAAGAAAAAGAAGGCTTTGAATGGTCTGCGTGGCAGGCTGAAAAGCTCAATAACATTGACAATTTCCGCAAGGATAACGTTCAGATAGCGGACGAATATGTAGATGTTATTGACGATGGAACCCGACAGCTTATGACGGATCAGTTTCACGAGGGGGAGCATACAGCGGAGCAGTCGGTCATTGATGTTTCGGAAAGCGGCGTCAATGTTCCCGATGTTCCGGCACAGCCTCAGCCGCCCGAAGCGCCGACAGCTATACCCGATGATCATTTCTTCGGTGTTAACAAGCCGAAGATGGATAAGCTGATGGAAGACGTGACAACGCTTGAAAAAACCGCCCTTACCGCCGCTGTGCGTAATATGGACGATGTTTACCGCACAACGCTGAACAAGGTACAGCTTATGATGGGCACAGGCTCAATTACGCTTAATGAAGCAATCGACCTTGCAACAAGGGACTTCCTCGACAAAGGCATAAACTGCATTGTATACGCAGACGGCAGGCGAGTTAATATTGCCGATTATGTGCGTATGGCACTGCGCACAACGTCCACAAGGGCAACATTGCAGGGTGCGGCTAAACGCTTTGCGGAGCTGGGCTATGATACCGTGCTTATAT